CCCAAAGCTTTCTCTCCAGAGACCCTTCTTGTCGTTTTGGAGCTCCACTTCGTATACCATCAGACCAGGATCAAGTCTGAATGTTTGAGTCTTAATCGTTATGACCATTAATCGAGCCATCCCAGATTGTCGGCAGTTCGCATAAGTAACACGGCCATCTTCTCGTCGTAACCGAACCGGACTCTGTTCTGTTCGATAGAGCGCCGGAGACTTCCATCCGCATGGCGAAGCGTCGCAGCCTTCCAGTCAGCGAGCATCTCGATCAACTGCAACAGATCCATCTCGTGTATACCGTTGAAGAAATGCTCAGGGTGGTGGTCATTCACCGCATAGTGGTGTTCAAGGCCCACAGCCATGCTGCGAAGGTACTGATGATACTCGTGACTGTCATAAGTAGTGTCACGTAGCTTCGGCGTGAACTCATCGAACACAGCCAATTCGGGCTGTTCGAGCTTTGACAGGTCATGGTCATGTCCACGCATCATGATCAGGTTTGCCACCATCAGAAGATAGCCTCGCACAGTGGCAATGTGCGCATAAGTGTCTGGACGTGAGTCGAAATCGGTCATGTATCCTCCGAAAAGTATAGTACAAGTAAATGGGGCGGACACTCAATCTCCACCCCTGAAGAAAGAATGCCCGCCCGGCTCTGACGATTACTTCATTGAGACCCCTTTCGTCAGAGAAACTTCACTGGCTCCCGGTTGCTCCGCTAGGCAGCTGGAGGTTGCTTGAACGGCCCGGTTACTTAGCCCCTTCCTTGTGGGGTACCAGTAGATTTCAAACTCCTTCGCGTTCCCTCGGAGGAATTCCAAACTCTTTCAAAACTCTTTCGATTCCCTCGACGACACGCTCTGATGGGAAAACGTATTGAGGATGATCTTCCATGAACGGTGCAGTTGCAGCTCCAGCGGCTTGATAGATCACCTCATGAAGCTTCTCCATGAAGTTACGTTCTCGCTCGGCTTTTTGACCTGCATCATAGCCTGTCATGAGCGCACCCGAGAACCATGCGAGCATAGCTCCCTCATCCTGAGCTACATGGAACAACGCATCGGTCTTGACAAAATCTCTTGCCCATTCTTGAGCGTCCATAGTCCCTAGCAGATGATTGTTGCTATCCACGTCGCTCCTATCTGTAGCCGCAAACAGGCCAATCGGCCCATGAACCGCGTCGCTTATACACTAATACAGCTCTGTACTTCTGCTCGAGTATGGTGTTGTTATTGGGATAGCCGATTCCTCCCACAGAATGCCATGTCCCCAAAGTGAACTGCAGGCCTCCATAGAAGCCGTTACCTGTGTCAAGGTACCACCTACCGGTCGACTCACAGTAGGCGATACGGTCAAGTTTTGCGTTGTATGGATCCACCACACTAACTCGTGGGTCTACATGCTTGTGATGCTTTGGCTTATGATGTACCACCCGTACTGGCACGGATGAACTGAAACTAGGTAGCGCCAAAGCTAGACTTGCAAGTAGAAAAGTAATGAGCTCATTCCTTTCGTAGGGAAATAAAACTCTGGGCTGTCTCAACACTCCTTTAAGCGAACGAACAGGAGTTGACACTCCCCTTGGGGACGCTCGGGTCGCAGATCGGTCACACTTCCTATGTGAATATGATCACACCCAGAGAACAACGTTGTGGCAGGCCGGTTATGTAATCCTCCGTCAGCCGTCCGACTACCCCTCTAATGTGGGCATACTATATATCGGCTTAACTGACACCCCGCACCCTTTACCTGGAGGTCGCGGCCACAACTTAGTATTCGTTACTTGAGTTCTGCCCTCTTGAACTCGTCCTTCTCTGCCTGCGTCAAGGAATTCCAGAAGTCCTGAAACTCCTTGGAGGCCATAGGGTCACCTGGAGTGGTGAGGTATTGCTTGATCTCGACGATCGAATTCACCCACGTACCGTCAGGCTGCTGTGCCAAATTTCACCTCCTAACTTGCTCGACGAACCTCCACCTTATCGAAGTTAGCCTGGAACGCCTTGGTGGTGTACACCTTGTAGCCACGCTCCGTGTACAGAATCCAGTCTCCGACAAACGCCTTGGTCTGACGGGAGTTCTTAGGGTTGTGAACCCTTACATGGATGAACTGCTTGCTAGGCATAACTTCGGTTGTATGGTCTACAGGAGACTCATCGATGTTACCGATTTCACCAAAGCACCATCTGGCGATATCGATAAAGTTCTTCTCAGTAACTTGGACTGCGTCTACATACAGAGGCTTACGAACGTATTTCTCTGTTACAGAAGTTCTCTCCATATTTATCCGTTTCGATTACGCGTCGCTCCTAGGTAGTATCCAAAGGCGACACTGAGTAGAACTATTACAGCAACGACGATAGCTAGTACGGCCATTAACGTTGCTCGTCCATCTCGGCATACTTCTTCTCCAGAGCATCTTCCTCGATGGTGACATAGATGCTCTGCAAATATGCTTTGATCCCGCTCTTGTTGTTTACGACCCACTCATATGGGCGAACAATGAGATCAACATTGATGATGTCAGCCCAATCGAGCATCTCGATGGAGCTTTCATCTAGATTAGTTCGTCCCCGTGAAGTAACGAGCACGATGCGCGGCGGCCTTCCTTTAAAATTAACTGAGACTTGAAGGTAGGCTTGTGGATCCTCTCCTTCTGCGTCTTCTCTAGGCTTGAGCCATTTGACATTCCATCCGTCTGTGGCAAGATCAGTCGCCACCCGTTCGTCGAGGAGTACTGCAAAATTGCGATCACCCTCACGGTTGTACTGCCCTTCCTTTCCCGCAAAGTTCCTGAAGATGATTCTGACACCTTCCATCAGTACTGTGTTATCTTGAGGCATCAGTCATCCTTTCGATTTAACAAAGACGTGACTATTGCAAGGCCATTGTATGCTTGGGCCTTGGCTAGTATGAGCTCATGCATCATCCATCGGCCGTCACTGGTTCGAAGAAGATGTACCCCGATCCCCATTTTGTCAGCTTCGGCTTTCACTTGATCTATGGCGCATTCGATCATGTCCAGTGTGTCTTCAATATCGCGCCTAAGATCGTTCAGATCACTATTCAACGCCTATCATCTCCTGAATTTTCACGTTCTTCAATATAGATATAAATTCTACGTACACCAGCAGGGTACCATTTACTATGCCCGCGTGGTGTCTTGATTTTACGAGATTCTAGGATTTTGGCAACCTGACTGAATGAATAGCCAGCTTTGATTTTTTCATTAATCAGATTGTAGGCTTCAGATCCTAAATCTTGTCTTGGTGGACCTTTGGGCATACTGTTTGGATTTCTGATAGACGAGTGTATTACGATGATCTCGTCACAATGTGGACAACGCATTTCCATAATAGCCATAATTACTTAATAATTCGACCACACGCTTTGCATAGATAACGGCCTGAACCAATGGGCGCTAGGCCTCCGATAACTTTACATTTTGGGCACTTTATAATCATTTTACAAGCTCCTCATAGGATCCGAACGCCTCAATCGTCTTGATGGCGTCGTTCTTCAATTTCTCGAAATATGACATGTCTATCTTGACATCTGGCAGAGTCTTGGCGATCTCTGCATCCATCCATTTGTACCCCTTGGTCCCTGTTACCGCGTAATACTTGTCATCCTTAACTCGGTAGAGCGTGCCACCGCCCTCCATAACAGGAACAAAACGACCAGTCCTGCCAAGATGGCGCATATTGCGATAAACGAGTTCTTCTCTTTCATGGTCCTCCTTATCAAGATACATAGTTCCCTGTACAACAGTACGACCTTCGCATAGATCATCAAAAGTTGGTTCTTCACCGGAGAACAATGTCTTGAATACGTAGGGGTGTTGGAATTGTGACCCTACAGCGGTCCACTCGTTTCCCTTTCTCGCTATGTAAACCGCGTCGTTGACTAGACAGAACTTGTCGTAAGTCTCTTCATGCTCAAATTCATACCCGTACATTGAGCCAATAGTCGTCACAAATTCAACTGCATCTTGAGAAGCATTAGGGATCTTCACTGAATCGGTTTTGATGTGAACCACGTCGTAGTTGTTCTTCGTCAAGTCATTCTTCAGATCGATCATGAATAGGGCGCCACGTTTGGCGACGATGTTATCCACATTTCGAATATCACGGAACGGATTGTCAAACTTGGCCGACGTCAGGCCATAAACGATGTTCAACGCGATTCGAAGGGCAAACGCCAACTGGCTGCCATGATTATCTACCTTATGATCTTCAGCACCCTCAAGGAAAGGTGCAAGTCTTCCGTCAAATAGAGTGCGAGCTCTCTCGTATTCCTGGCGCTTAATAGCTATTCTAGCTTTCGTGAGCTCAGCGTATTTCTCCGTGTACTTCCCGAAGAGATTAAGTTTGATGATACTGACGGGATGCATGGAGGCCACATCCAGGACGGCTACGTTCTCGTAGATTCCTGGCACTGCGTAGATGTATCCACCTTCTCCTGGGTCCTCTCCCTTGTAGCTGCTCTTCCCTGCTTCGAACTTGTATCCAGGAAATTCCTCGGACAGATCCGTATAGACAAAATAACGCTGGGGGTTTTTGTCGTCCCCAAATATGATCTTAGCTGTGTGTCTTTGTGTTGTATCATTAACCGTCAATCCACTCAGTTCGGCCAAGATCTGCCGTGCGACAAAGTCGTCCCAGCGGTCCTCGAGTACTGCCTCAGTAGCAATGACATCGTTGACGCAGTATTCGACGACTCTTGGCCAATCTTTTTCATCTACAGGGTCTTCCCAGGGAATGTCTAATTCCATATGGTGGACCCCCAGATCGATCTCGAACTTCTTCAATCCTTGCTTGATCGTACTGAAATCCCAAATATCGGCATACGAGATGTTGTACGCCGCTCCGAACGGGGCGTTACGGTTATTGTCAACTATCATCTTCTGGCTTAGATTGAACAGCTGCTCGTTCGTATAGCCCATAGACGCCGCATAGAGAATATGATTGTCGTATCTACGGTTGTAGAAGCCGACCAGTTTCAGCTTGAACAACATCTCAACTTCGTGAGGCTTTGGATTGATCATCCTCACAACTTCATTACCCCCACGAAACTTCCAACAGATGACGAAGAGATTCTTGTAAACCTCTACGTCAAATATGGCCATGCGATCATCGTCCACTTCGACGACACCGTCAGACCCTATCTCCGGATCTGACTGGAACTTCATGGTCTGTACTACCTTGAGTGCAATACCGGCCTGATGGGTCGAGTTGTTAGCAAAAGCCAAAACCCTAGGCCGTAGATCAATAACATCGTATTTCATCCCTGATTCATAAGCGTCGTCTAGAATCTTGGCGATGAAGTCGACGGATGGCTTCGTGCCTGGATGAATCTTCTTCTGGAGATTCCGCTCTATAAGCTCTCTCAGGCCCTTTTCACTTGTAATAGTCTTGGCCTTAAGCATCTTCTCCTTCTTCTGTTTGAGCGGCAATCCACTGCTTATCGACGCGATGGGTACTGCGTTGCATCTGGATAGCCTTCTACGCAACGCCGAATCCCCAGCAAATATCTTAATCTCAATGCCATCTGAATACGTAGTCGAAAGAACAGAGGAGTCACCGGCATAATCATAATGTAAATGAACGCCCTTCCCTGACTGACTAAGTTCGGCATAAGTGGCAGGCCAGGTACTGGCTGCCTCCAGATTTCTCTCCAGAGCCTTACGTCCATCTTGGTCCCTCAGATCGAAGTCGATGACGATGTGGTTTTCAGGTACCTTTACGAAATGTAATTGCTGCGAATCAATGTCTAAAAGCTTGGTCTTGACTGTTGACCATTTCTTAGTAGGCAACCCATCTTCAGTCGCCATCTGCGCAGGTTGATTGGCAAATTCCTCGTCAAATAGTGACTCGGTCTCTTCCATGACCAACGAGAAGGCAACTTGATCACCTGCTGTCTTAGGTGCCTTGAACTGTTCTGCGTTGAAGCCGGAATATAGACTGCGAACTCGTTCACCGTTTATCTCACCTCGATCCTTGAATTCATCGAAGTAGTTTCGGAGCTCCTCTCGCATCTTGTACTGCGGTAGCGGCCGTTCTATTCCACTGTCCTCACAGAACTGCTTGTACAAGGTATACGCCTGAGTCAGGGTTATAGCATTTTGAGATTTGAACAGATCGTAATGCGCCTCAATGAAGTTGTAGAAGACGTCCGTCTGAAGCATCATCTCCAGTGGACGATAATTGTTGTAGTAGTTCTTGCCCATTTCCAAATATACCTTCTGGCAATGAGCAGCTATTGCGCCAAGCTCGAAGTCGATCTGGCTTACTAGTGTGTTGTAATGTCTGACAGGAATTCTCACCCCAGTAGGGTGAACGTCTATCAACCGGCGAATAATCCCAGACTTAGCATCAGAAATTTTCACCGGCTGATTTGAACCGATGAACAACATAGCATCTGCTCTAGACGTGTAACTCGGCTTGTACTTCTCATTCATCGTCATCTGCTCATGCGAGATGATTGAATTCAGCCGAGTGTTATCTTCTAACCTTGAAAGATCACCATCATGCTGGATGGCTACTAACGGATTGCTTTTGAAAGCCTCCGTAGCAAACGTGCCGTTACTGCTACCAAGAGCCTTACCATCAAACGTGGTAGTATATCCACTAAACAATCTCTCAAGAATATTGAGAATGGTGGACTTTCCCGAACCGGCTGGCCCATAAAAGACAAAGAACTTTTGGATCTTCTTTGAATCTCCTGCGACAATGGATCCGATTGCCCACTCAATTTTTGCTCTCTCTTCAATAGAATATAATGTACCGACTAATTCATCCCAAGCGGAAATATCACCTTCTTCCAAAGCATAGTCAAGCTTACGACTCACGTAGTCTGACTTCTTCACTTCGTAATTAGCGAAGGCGATCTTGGAATCCAACGGATGGTTGTTGTCACTGAGATTGAACAGGTACTTCTTGAATTGCGCCCAAATATGACTATTGTACGAGCGTAGAGATTTAACTTGATACCTGGTCCCAGTTTCAGAATACAGTCTATTCGCTTCACGTTGGAGATCTTCGTCAACTAGCCGCTGAACATCATACTCATCACGAGACCAAAGACCGAGTTCCTCATCCCAGATGGCATAGAAGGTTCTACCCTGAACCATCAGATCCTGAGAACGACCGACAATGAAGTCAGGATACAACTCCAAGGTCTTGTCTTTCGTTTCTCTGGTTAGGATCTGGTAGAAATCCACTCAGCTCCTTCAGTCAATAGTGTGTTCGATCACATACGCATTCATTTGGTACCAAAGCTCGACTTTGGTTTGATCCTCCTTTGCAGTTCTGAGTGGGAAAAAGCCCCCTGTACCATCTCGGTCATATGTCCGCCAGATAAGTGTGTCTAGAATCTCTTCGATCTTTCTGGTTTTCACAGAACCAACTGGATCGTACATCTTATCCAGTCCGCTGTTCTTCAAAAGCTGGCCAGCCCAGACTTCCTTTTCACCACCAGCTATGAATTCGAGTCTGCGAGAGAGCCCCAAGATGATCTCGAGCATTGAAACCTCATGCTTGGGAACCTTGTTGCCCTCTCCCCAGAACTCCCTTCTCATCTCGTAGACATCCCCAATACGATTGTTATCGTTTGGAACAGTCCAGACGAAGTCTTTCGCATGGAGATGTCTGAAGAGCCCGTCGTAATCCTTGTGCTCTTTTCCTTCAACGATGACTTGCTTGCAAAGCCAATTGAAATATCGCTCAGCAAACTCCTTAGTCATCGTCGAACCCACGAATAGGCCGACGTCGCCGTTCAACTGAGGATGAGTGGCGAATATGTCTGCTTATCGTCGCCTCGTAACTTCCAGGATCACGACAAACTTCGAACTCGAGCTGCAGATGCTCATTACGAATATGAACAACGTTCTCGTCATTGGGTGAGCCGTGTCCCCAACGTCCCAGATTCCCCAGACCGATTACCTCATCCATGTCCTCGATCTGAGTCTGGCTCGTCGTATCTACCAGAACGTCATCTTGTTCATAGTAAATATACGCGAGTTGCTCATGCCCTGACTCATTCGTCTTGAATTCGTCATAGTGAATGATGTACGGAACGTCGGGCCTTCTGCTCTTCACCTCGACGGCGTAGTCCCACTCACTAGTGTTGAAGACGTTTACTTGCGCCGGAGCTTCCACCACGGCTTCTTCGGCTGCGGCTTCTTTCGCAGGAAACTGGGCATTAACTTCATCGATCGCTGCTTGTTCTTCCGGCGTGTAACGTTCATGACGCTCCTCTATAACTACTTCGATAGGTGGCTTCTCTTGTGCAGCCACAGCTTTTTTCTGATAATGCTCTCGCATCTCTGAGATCTCATCCTCAGCGAGCTTCGAGTACTTCGTTTGCAGCCTCTTCTCTGCAATTCGAAAACCGACAGTAAAGCCAATAGCTACTCCGATACCGGCTCCGGCAATGAAGAACCCAACTTCTCGTCCTGTCAGACGACGAGTAGCTTCAGCGACTTCCTCGACTCGATACGCAACTTCCTCGATCTCGTCTGCCACTTTCTCGACTAGTTCCTCATTTGCCATGAGACTGCCTCCGTCGGTGTATCGATCTTGTCATAGATGACTCCATCGACGTTGAAATCGAGGAGAATAGAGGCCTCACGGCCGTTTACGAAATCCCGGACAGTACCGTCACTGTCCCAAATCCCGAAATCGATGTAATTGTCCCTTACATCGCCGATCAAGATCCATCCGACGACAGATCCAGCCTTGGACCTTGGGATCCCGAGCTTGTCATACACTTCGTTCAGGAAGACATGACCTCGAGCCCTCAGCAGATCATTCACGTAGTTCTGCTGACACTTCAAGAATATGAGATTGTACTCCGGCTCTTTCGACCATTCCGTCGAGAGCGGATCGAAGAATCTCGCATAGATCGAAGGCTCACCCTCACCAACTCGAACAGCCGTCTTCTTTTTGCCGTCCGTGATGACCTCGACTTCTCGTGTACCGTACCTGAAGTTCCGGTCTTCCTCTTCACCATATTTCTCAACAACACGCTGTCGGTATTCAGCAAACCCCTTCTCCAGTGCTAGATATGCAGCGGTAAGTGCGGCATTCCTTCTGTTCAAGATGCTGTGAGCCTGAACCAGAGCTGCAACTGAAGCGCTACCCACAGCAATCGCAGGAGCGTACAACCTGACAACCTTCATCGACGTCTGGACGTAGATGATCGAAATATCCCTCTGCTTGTCCTGCTCGGTGTACTCCCTGTGCTCGAGCGTCTTGGCCTTATGAAGGTTCACTTTCCCTTCATCGAGAACTTCCTCGAGCTTCAGTGTGGCCCGACAAGCGAGAACCGTGCTCCCCACCATTCCTACAAGACCTGCACCGAACAGAAGTTGCGGTGAGTTCTTCTCCAAAACCAATGCTCGACGGCCCAGCGCCTTGCTGACCGCCATTGGGATCAACTGCATATTAATCTCCTTAAAATAATTTACCTTGTTCAGGCGGTTTGTCTTTTTCAGGCAACTCTGGAGGATTCTCCAAGTTCTTCAAATATATAGCTATGACCTGGTCGTCATCCATCTTGTCTACCTGAGACGCCCAATTTGCATTGGGGTACATCGCTTTTACTGCATCACGAGTTTGCCCAATGTTCATAGTTCAATCGATAAATTGAGGTTCTGGGAGATCAAGCAGGAAACCTTCGCGTACCCGAGAGACTCCCGCACCTCTGATATCAGACCAGCCCCACTTGTTATCTGTGTGGGAACTTGGGAGACCAACCAGCTCATATAGATCTGCGACTGTGGCTGTTCCATAACGACTCACCACTTCGAATAGCTTGTCGATGACCTCTTCTGCCTCTACTCGTGACGTCAACACGATCTCATCGAAATCATGCTGAGAGCGAGCTCGTCGACTGATCACTCTCTGAGGAGCCGACTGCCTGCTCCCCATCGCATACCGGTTGTAACTGACGTAACCAGTGGGCCCAGCTTGAGGTGGCTGTGATCCTCCTCTACGGCGAATATCACCAAACACAAGCTTCTCGAGACCCTGAGTCGTCACATCAATGAACATGTCTCTTGCAGCTGGCAGCAAGACCTCGAACACGGCGTATCTGGCTGCTGTCTTGGCATCTCCGCCGACAAACGTCTCTTTGAACTGCTTCCCAAGAGACTTCTTCCTTCGAACTGGCTCTTCTGAAGTAATTCTCTTGATGTTCTTTACTTCAGGTTGCGGCTGGTCTTTCTTGTTGGGCGGATAATCCGGGATCTCCATATTTTCCTTACTCTAGAAAAAGAAAAAACTAAGAGTCCATTTCTGGTCTCTTAGTTTGATACTAACGGTCTGACTTGTATTCTAGTTTTTCGGGCTTCCTGTTGAACTTCTCTGAAATCCAGTCGGCTGCCTTCGCAACTGCAACATCGGTGTACGGCTTGGTCTTGTAAGCTACAAGCTGACCAGCAACAGTGGCTCCAACCTTGACGGGAATACCATCGGGGTCGAGATTCGTGTGCTGTGCAACTTGAGTCTCACAAACCTGAGCTGTCTTCAATGCTACAATCATGCTGGCGGCATACTGTGCAATTTCGAGCTTAGTCATGGGAAACATAAAATCTCCTATATAAAGTTTAGTTTGTATCTCATATATAGGCATGTTTTCCACGCGAATTACTCGTTTGTAATTACGATCTCACCTGAGACAATCTTCTCGCTGAGCTGTTTGTACTCATCATCTGACAACTCACGAACTTCTTTCATGGTCATGGTCTTGGGTTCGAACTTGAGAGGAGTTACTGTGGCTTCTCCTGGAACCAGATCACCCGGAATGATGCCGTTCATGAACTCAATAGCGGCGTCCGTATCCGTCACCAGTTCCATGAACAGAGTGGAATATGCCTCAGACGACTCGAACTCATCTCGCAGAGTCTGGTTCTTGATGAATCGCTTACCATCCAGAGACTTCTTGCCGTAAGACTGCAAGATGATCTTCTTGAATTCCTCAATGATGGTCTTGTTGTCTTCAGCTTCGACAACTTTCTGCATCGATGCAACGAAGCCGCCCTCATGACTCATCTCCAACTCGACCAATTCCGCCTTGGACAGATGGAAGAGGAAATCTTCGCTAGTTTCCTCCCCATTGAAGTCGGTGTATTTGATCGTCTTCTTGAGCACAAATATCCTTTCTAGTACAGCTTTGTGTATTCAGGCATAGGTGGACGTGCAAACTCAATCGCAATACACGGACGATTGTCTGGAGACATGACAGTTGAGAATCGCACTTCGAACCGATCCGTCAATCCATTCCAGCCAACTTCATCGGAGTACTGGGTTGGCAGAATATCGATCAGATCGTAGAACCTGCTCAGGCTTGCATACATGTGATTCAAGATCTCGTAGTTGATCTTGTTCTCAGCCTGCCTGATCTTCTCCACTGTGCTCTGGAAATACCTGCCCGTATACATGTCGAAGCACAGAACATCCCCAGCTCCGATGACGAGGACCTCTTTGCTCACTGGAGTATTCGCAACTCTCTCCTGAGCGAGCTCGTCCCTGATCGCCATCTCCTTGTTCTCGCCGATCTTCTCGAGCACCTTCGCCCTATATTCGGACAAAGTACGCTCAGATATACTCGAGGCAACCGCCAGAGCTGCGATCTTCTTCGACGCCGTGTGATTAGCCATGGCAATGGCTGTGATCGTGGTGGCACCGACACTGACAGGAGCAACGTACAGCGGCCAGACCAACTTGAACTTGTCCATGTTGGTCATCTTAGGAATCTCGAGATCATCGATGATATTCGCATTGTCACGCAAAGTCTGCATACGAATTTGCGTCTCTTCACGATCAATGATCTGCGCTGCCTTGAAGGATGCACGACCGGTGAAATATGCAGTCGTGACCACACCAGTAATACCCATACCCGTCAGAACTGTTGTCGGGTTGGCTCCCAGCACCTTCTCTTTAAAGAGTTCGAGAAGCATTGCGTAGCCGCCTTTCAATATTTTCAAGAGCTTGTTTATCAGTATTTGCTACAGATATAGCTTCGACTACTTCAGCGTTTGGAAACGTAACACGAACAAAACGGAGGAACGCTTTAGTCCTATCCCGATGAAGACGTTCGGAAAGTCTTTGGCCGATGAGCCCTCCCACGCCCGAGCCCACTGCAACCAATACATAAAATAAAATGCTGTCATGCATTATCGCCTGCGCATCTCCCTCACAAAGATCCAGATGAGCCAAAGCCCTCCGGTCAGGAAGACCATTGCCACATCCCCAACGAACTTCCAGAAACCATAACGACGACGATAATCATGCATAGTGTAAATATACCTTTCGTATTCGTGCTTCATTAATTTAACCTTTCGGTTTAGGAAAAAAAGAGAAAGATCTTCCATCAGATCCCCTGCAATAGGGGGTCGGATGTGATTCCCTGCAATAGGGTATCTGAAGATCTATCTCATATAGGGCGATGTTTTCTGCGCGATCAAGCTGCCATGCAGATTCGCTCAAAGGTGAAACCACTGACCGAATCTTGTACTCCATTCAAGTGCTGAGACAGATTGCTTGATGACAATCCCATAGCACCTGCTGCAGAATTTTGCGATGTGAATATATCGCCAGTCTCTTTGCATCGAATAACCCAACTGGGTGGGCCTTGTCGGTTTGCTTCAATCACAGTTACAACATTGGTCATTCGATTAGACAAAAGAGAAAGAGGACGCATGGTAACCAGAGTATCTGCAGCTTCCGGTCCATAGGTTCCGCCAGGGGCTAGTACCTCATAACGTCCTCTCATATAGAGACCTGTAAACGCCGCGAACACAATTCCAGCAGCGCCAGTAATGTAAGCCGCCTTGTACTTCTCAAAGTGGCTTTTGATCTCATCCGTCATATCTACTTCTTCTTGATGACCTGCTGAATCATCTTTGACCATCTTCACAAGGAATGATCGGCCTTTCAACATAATGGCTCCTTTCAAGAGCATAGGGAAAAAATGAGTGAGAAGTCTGGTAGACTATCAGCGGTTTTAGATAAACCATCTAATAGCACAACTTTAGATAAGTCGTGGCTTCTCTCTCATATAAGGCGAAGTTTCTGACGCGAACTAATTGATGATCCTCAGCTCAGGGTCATCCTTGTACTCGTCGACCATCTGGTCTTCAGACATGATCTCAATCTTGATCTCGATCTTGTCGCTTGAAACCGAGACTGGAGTCATGATCATGTACGGGAGCTCGTCGAATATCTCGTGACCTTCGGTCTTACCAGTGATCTCCCCAGCCATGGCCAAGAGTTCTGCATTGATTCTCATTGCGAGGCGCTTCATATTGGGCTCCTTTCAAGAGCATAGGAAAAACAAAAAAAGAGGGTAATAACGCATCGAACGTTATTCGTTAACTACCAAAACTGTAGTGGGTAGCACCTGTGGGTCGGAATTTCACCAATTTTCATGTTGCCTTCGACTCTTTCGAGCGGGCACGACGCTTTCGTGTCTCACAATGCAATTAATTATGCATCTCTTTCATATAGATGCATGTTTCCTACGCGAAGAAAATAAGAGTCCATTTCTGGGCTCTTACTTTTTAAGACTACTGCTGTGCGGCGTTTTTAGCGGCTTCGAGCTGCAACTTCGCCGTCTCGAGGTTCATCGAGATGAGCTTCCAGCTGTAGTAGCAGGAGGCACCCGTGGCGGCGACAGGAATCGCGTAGATTCCAGCAACTGCCAGGTTGCGTCCGAGCTTCTTCAACTTGGAAGTCTTCTGGATGGGCTCCTCGACGACGGTGTTGTTGGTCTCGTTGCTCATAATTTAAACTCCTTAGTTAGTAGGGTCTCATATAGGGAAATGTATTTTACGCGACCTATTTTCAGAAAACTCCCCCCGGGGATTTTTTGGGATCGAAAAAAAAATATGAAAGGCCGCAGACGCGGCCCTCCATACTTAGACTTCCTTCTAAAGCTTTGTTACCTTGGCTTGGACACCAGCTGCATAGCTCTGGACGTGATGACGTTCACATGCTCATGCCTGATAATCAGCATTATTCCGACAATATTCGTAGCGGCCAGGAGTATGGTATCTGGATGCAGAGTAGAAGGTTTCTCTTCTTCCTTCATCTTCTGTAGCTTGATAGCGTACTCCAGCGCTTTCGGATATTCGTCCGAATCAATCTGCTGACTGGCCAGGTGGGTGAGCACACGTTCAGTCTCAGTCTCGAGCTGCGACTTGTGTCTCGTCTTCCTGGTAAACATAACGCTCCTTCGGTAGGGTCTCATATAAGGAGGAGCATTCTACGCGACAGGATCTTCTATAGGAGGTTTGTTATTGATCTGGAATGTGGCCTCTTTTTTGTCTTTGAGGCCCTCTGGGTCGTCCTTGAGCGTCAGAGAATATAGAAGCTTTTCTGGTGTCTCTTGAACGTTTATCGCTCCGACATATTTGGCACCACTGTCCTCATATGACTTGCTACTTATGCCTAGAAGAGCTCCAAGAAAGGCTTGAATAGCTATGAGCGTCCCCAAAACCTGTTGTGCTGCTGGTAGACCCCAGATCTCCGCGAGAGCGAAATATAACGTGCCAACTGCAGGTATGACGATCCCTACAATGAATTTGACTACATCATATTGATTATTTGACAGCAGATGGGGTTCTGATTCAGGTCCAGCCAAATGTCACCTCCCTAACCCAACATCGCTACAGTTGGATAAGCTTTATCTCCTGCATTATCTTGTGCGCGAATATACTCGGTAACCATAGAGGTTTGAATTATGTCGCTGTTACCTTGTACCTCGATTACATCACCTAGGTTATAATCAACGCCATATTGGAATTGGTGCAGAGGAACGATCTCTCCGTCGATCGCTCTCTGGAAACGGTTGTCGGTCAGGGCTAGATTTGCGCGGCTATTCAAGATACTGACAAGATTGTTCGGATCTCCACCAACCTGATCCGTCGTGATGTCCTCCTCAAAGGTCAACATCGCGCGTAGGTCGAATCCCGTGTATTGAGCTCCAGCCAGGCTGCTCACACCAGCGACAGTAGCTAGCCCATCGGGGTTACCCGGCGCGAACGAATATACAAGAGTCTTCTGGCTCTTATTGGACTGGAGCTCCTTGATATTCGCCAGCGAGTCCATTTGAGGAGAGAAGCGAATAACCGTATTGACGCTTTGTCCACTCGTATGATCAAGACCACGATAACAACGGAATCCGAGCGCATATGACGTATCTGTGACCGAATCCAGAGTGATCTGCATCCCGACCTGGTATGTCGTCCCAATTTCCCTTAGAGCGTCGTATACGGGCCCGTACGGGGCAGCATAGCTGATAGCAGCACCGGCGTTGTCAATCGCTTTGCCATACAAGCCAGGAATGATCAACGAGGCAGGATTTGGGATCCCAGTGTTGATAGATCCATCCAAATATGGACCACCGATGCACATGTAATAGACGATGTACCACATTGTCATACCAGGAGTCAGCCCTGCCATGTACCAATATCTGTCCTCATGCGCAGGTGTCAGACGAATGAAGCGATTATTGAGGAACACCATCAGAGAAGACCCGGTTGCCTTCAGAGTACCTGATTCGATGTCTACGGTGTCGATCAGCATGATCTCGCCACTGCCGACTAGACCCAGAAAAGTGCCCACTGTCAGTTTCTGAACCATGTCAGAAGTCGCCGGAACGATCAGCTCTACTTCGCTGTCACCATAATATCGCTCAGTCCAGATAACCGACACGAACTTGTCTATCACATCTTGTTCGATGAATTGTCGATTCAGGGTGAATAGTTCCACTCAGAGACCCCCAAACCTCTCAAAATATGTAAGCTGCCATTGTTGCTTACCGGGAGTATCTGTTATGACTGAAAAATCGTTCACACCAGGCTTCAAAGTCGGCCATTGAGAACCGGTTTGAAGCTTTGACAGGAGATTGGTAATGACTCCTGTATTCAGCGCCACATTCCGAACGTATTTTGCGCCAGGTACGGAATTCATTTCAAAATATTTTGACGCATCGACTGAAGCGGCCACTCGGAAATATGAAATTACCGCTTCGCCGATTTGAATAGCAATGAAGGTGGGAGCTGGATCTGCTTGTCTAAATACTTCGACATTGATTCCAGCTTCGATAGATCCTTCGTAGTTGATGTCTATTGGAGCAGTCCCATCACTGGTATTACCTGTGACCAAAGTAGCTGTGACAGCTGTGAAATATGGATCTGGACAGATGATCGAAACGAGGATCTCTAGGTCCTTGCTGAAAGGATTGACCGAGACGGTTTCAACATACCCGTAAATTTCCACCGGGGGCATATCGTTGCTTCGAAATACCAATCTTGTCAAAAGCTTCGGCATGAAATATGAATAGATGAGCCGTCGAAGACTCTCGAATGTCCAGTCA